GTTCAATCATGTGCAGTATCGTTTCGTGGAAATTACCGCAGACGAATGGGATATCGCGGCACTATTGCCAGTCGAACAGTTTGTCGGCGCAACAAAGAGCAAAGTTTGGTACGATTCCAGAGGCAAATTCTAATGGCAGATTTTAGACCATCCGCACTACTTTCACACATCAAAGGTCGTGGCGGTCCCGCAAGAACGAACCGATTCGAAGCAATCGTTCCGATTCCAGAATCGATTCTGCGTTTCCGTAAAATATCGGAAACCGAGTCGAATTCCGCATCTGTACCAAATGCTCTAGGTGCCGGTGCAACAGACCTCTCACGCGCTCTGGCATTGCAGTGCGAAGCAACAGAATTGCCGGGCCGTACCCTGATGACACAAGAGGCGAAAATCTACGGACCTGTTTACAAAATTCCGTATCAGACTCAATACAATGAAATCAGTCTGACTTTCTTGTGTACCAATGAATTCTATGAACGCCGTTTGTTCGAAACATGGATGAGTTGCATCATGGCACCAGACACGAACAATATGCGATTCCAAAACACTTATGCGACAACCTTGCAGGTGATTCAGTATGATGACTCTGTAAACAGCATCTATCGCGTAAGTATGTACAACGCATTCCCAACAGGAATTTCACCGGCACCTGTCGCATGGGCAGATGACGGTTTTCACCGACTGACAGTGCAATTTGCGTACACTAAATACGGCATCGACAATTCGGGACCTAAACCATCGCAACAAAATGAACAGACGGCTCGCCGAGAACAACTCGGAACGGGACCAGAAGGACCATGACTATTAAGGAGATTTGAATGTTACCAGTTATTGATGTACCAGTTTTCACCGTGAATTTGTTATCTTTGGATAGACCGGTTCGCTTTCGTTGTTTTACCGTAAAAGAAGAAAAGTTGTTCCTGATTGCCGCAGAGTCGGGTGACGCCGCGAGTATGATGAGTACCACCAAGCAAGTTCTGAAAAACTGCGTCTTGGATGAAATTGATATCGACAGTATTCCTGCATTCGATATCGAAACTCTATTCATGCACATCCGCGCACGCTCGGTCGGCGAAGTGGTACAACTGAAATACAAATGCAACAACATCGTTGGTGAGACTGCTGAAGGTGAACCTAAGCGTTGCAACCACAATGTCAAGATGGAAGTCAATCTGCTGGAAATTCAACCGTCATTCGGTGAAGGACACGAAAAGAAGATTCAACTGAACGAAAATGTGGGTATGGTATTGAAGTACCCAAATCTGAAAACCATGGAAAAGGCACAACTGTCAACCGATGCCTCAGCACTGATTGGATTGGCAATCGACTGTGTTGACTACATCTATGACAAGGATGAAGTGTTTTATTCAAAAGACATTCCTCTCGCAGAACTGGTCGACTGGTTTGAAAGACTGCAAACCAAGGATTTGGAAAAAGTCAGAAACTTCTTCGATACTCTACCGAGAATCAAGAAAGACATCCACTTCCACTGCACCAAATGTGGTTATGAAGAAGAAATTACTGTCGAGGGGCTAGAAAATTTTTTCGACTAATGTTTGGTTATGATACTCTGTCAAACTTTTACCAAACAAATTTTGCATTAATGCATCACCACAAATATAGTTTGACAGAGATAGAAAATTTGATTCCGTGGGAAAAATTTATATACCTTGAATTGTTGATGAATGTTTTGAGAGAAGAAGAAGAACAAACGAGACAACAACAAGCTGCAATGAAATCACAACGATAGGCAATTAAATGGCGTCAATCTCCCAATTGTTAGGTGGCAAGAAAAACCAGGATATATCCGATGTGCTGGCAGAAGCTATTTTCGGGAAAAAATCAAAACCGAAAAAGACAACAACACCAACTGCCCAAAAAGGGTCCGCAACTGTTACTGATGAGTCGCAGATTCCTATCTTACGTTCGATTGCCGCGAATGCGAGAATTTCTGCAAAGAACTCTATGGCACTGCCGGGAATTCTTCAGCAGACAAACATCATGCAGAAGAATATCGCAAAGTTGGTTCGTCTGCAAGGTGCGAATCCTACTAACAAAGCTGATGCCTTCTTCTCATCTGCCAAGTTCAGAGAGAATGCCTACGAATCCGCATTCCGTAAAGAATCCGGCGCTGGCGGTTCGACTTCACCGAAGAAAGAAGATGGTGGCGGAGAAAAGAAAGGAAAAACACTAACCGGTTTTATTGATTCTCTATTGGGAATATTCACCTCATCATTCATCAAGAAAATGGTGGTTGGTGGTGTTCTTGTCGCCGGTCTGACCAAGTACTTCAAAGACCCAGTTTTCAAAAAACAAATTGATGAAATGCTGACTGCATTCAGAAGAGCATTCATCAATGACAAAGGTTGGGAACTAATCAAGAAAGGTGCCTCAGATGTAGGAAATGTTCTTATTCTGTTGGGCGTTGCTCTCGTTGGTTTCAAACTTGCACTGAACTATCTTGCAGGTCGTATGTGGGCTGCCGGTGCGGGCATGGGTCGCGGAATGCCGATGCCAAATACACCGGGCCGCGGCGGAAAACCAGGCAAGCCGGGAAAACCTGGTGCGCCGGCGCCACGAAGAATGGGAACCGGAATTATGGGCGCGCTGACATCCTTGGGTCTGGGTTTTGGTGCTTCATATTTGATGAGTGATTCCGGCGGAGATTCGGGCGCGACAACAACTACACCAACAGGCGCAGAACAAGTATCCAATCAATCATCGGGTTCAAATCTTGGTTTGCTTGGCGGTCTTGCGGCACTACAGACAGTAAACACCGGCATCGGCGGTATCAACATGGTTTCGACCGTGATGAGTCGCAAAAAAATTGATGGTAAAGACCTTGTTTCGAAATCAACAATCAATAAGTGGATTAACAAAATTGGAAAAATCAGGTCCAAAAACTGGGGTGCGCGTGTACTAGGAAAACTCAGAAAACGCCTGATGATGAGTAAACTCGGCAGAAAAATCCTACAGAAAGCAATTATCTTTATTGCAGGACTTGTTGCACCGGGACCGGGGTGGGTTGCATCGATTGCCGCCGCGGCATTCTTTTTGTGGGATGTTTATTGGTTGTACACAATTCTTGAAGAAATCATTCAAGATATTGAGGCAGAAGATGCCGAAGCAGAAGGTGCAACAAGCGCATCACGACAAGCGAATTATGACGAAGAAGGACAAAGCAACACATCGTCTCGATTCAAAACCGCGCTGGCCGCGGCAACTGCGATACTGCCGGGACCTATGGGCATGGCGACTGCTACATCATATTGGGCAGGCCTCGCCGCCGGCGGAAACCTTGCTGATAAATTGGGCATGACTGCTGGCCAAGGTGCATACAAAGACATTAACTTTGCGCAAGTCAAAGATAAAATCATTGCGGGTGAAGGCACTGCAAAAGGTGGAAGAAATCCTTATGAGACTGTTTACGGTTTCGGACAATTTGGTTCACCATCCAAGAAATTGACCGAAATGACGATTGCTGAAGTGCAAGCATTCCAATCCCAACTGATTAACGCAACACGCGGTAAAGTCAAAGGTGTAGATTCAAACGAAGGCACCGGTGCTGTTGGTGCATTTCAGTTCACCAAGGAAACACTCGCAACTGCCGCGCAGGCGATTTACGGACAGAATTGGCAAAAGGTGAAATTCACACCAGAAGCACAAACTGCCATGGCAGAATATATTTTCGATATCTCTAAAGGTAGTAATCGAAGATTGAGTAAAAGATGGGCATTCTTTAGTGACCTTGATCCGGATTACTCAAGTCTCCGCGCACAAGGTGCCAGTGGCGGCAGCGTACCATATTTGAGTCAAATTCAAGTACCACCGCCGGCACCACCAGTACCAGCGCCGGCAAAAAATAAGACTACACCATCTGTTGATGGAAACATCTTCAAAGCACCTGTCGCGGCAAATCTAGGAAAATCTGGTGCGCCAGCAACAAACTATGTCGTGATTGACCAAAGTCAGACAACAGTTGGTGCGCAATCACAATCCGCGGCGTCACCAGCGGCACAAACAATGCCAAGTGTGTACAATCCAGAGCAATTCAATTTGTCTAACATAATGAGAGCATCTGCAATGTAATAAAAAAAGGGACCCGAAGGTCCCTTTTCTTTTACTGCATCGATTGTATTAATCGTCCAAATCTTTGAACGCATCCCAATCACCACCAGTATCTTTAGCCATCAAGGCATCGATACTTTCCGGTTCATTGTCTTTGAATTTTTCAATGACAGTATCCTCAGCTTTGGTGCGAGGTGCTTCTTCACCAGTATGACCCAGTGCCTTATCAAGGCGATTCTTGAGTTGGTCATACGATTTGAAGTTTTTCTTATCGGTGAATTCTTTCAGAGAGTATTCACTCTTCCAAAGATTTTCAAGTTTTTCATCATCACCACCGAACAGAGCAGATGGGTCAGCGAATTCAGACTTGTCGTAATTGCGATATCCTTCGACATTACGGATTTTCAGTTTGAAGTTCGAACCTTCCCACAGGTCAAAAGGATTGACTGCGGTTTCATCTGCGAATTCTGGATTCATCGCTTCTGAAATTTTGTCAAAAATCTTTTTACCAAACTTGAACAAGCGGACTTGTCCTTCATTAGCAGGATTGCTTGGGTCAGACACGACCAGAATGTTGGCAATGTAATTCAACTTGCGTTTCTGTTTACGCACAACATCTTTGTTTGCTTCGATACCCGAATTCCAGAGAGTGCTGTTGTGTTCACACACTGGGCACTTGTCATTGACGGTAGTCAAACAGTTTTCGATGTACCAACCGCCTGGTCCTTGGAATCCGTGATGAAACACGCGAACCCACGGAAGAGCATCATCGCCATCTACGGCAGGTGCCGGCAGGAAACGGATGATTGCCATACCATTACCCGCTTTGTCAACTTGCGGTTGCCAGAATCGTTCATCATCTTTCGAACCTGCATCACCTGACTGATTTGTTGCTTCGATTGCCTTGGTCAGTTTGTCCAGAGAACGGTCACGCTTTAAGCTTGCAAAAGAACTCATATTGTTTTTCCTTGTATGTTAGTATTACGGTTTATTAACGAATTATCCACATTATCATCATATAGACTTATTTAGTGACTTCGGATTAAAGATTTCAACTGTTTAATGGTTTCTTCGGTATTAGTATGCAAGATACCGTGACCGCCGGCCTTGTTAAACGGTGTGATTACTTCCTTTCTATCATCGACTAAAATACTTTCGGGATTGGCATATTGCGCCTTCAATTTCTTGCTCTCTACAAAGATTGCGCGAAAATGAATTCCGTGGTCAGCCAACCACCTTTGTTTTTGTTTTGCAACTTCTTCATGATACTTACCGCCGCCTGTTGACGATAGAATTTTTACTGTAATGCGTTCATGGTCAACCGAATACTTGATGAATCGCCACAACTTTTCGCCACCGGGATTCCAGTCAAGTGTTCGGTAATTTTTTCCTTGTACGAATTCATCCCAGTGGTGACTGGTTTCTTCCGACTTCACGGATTTCTCCGGTGGCGCCTGTCCAAACAACTCTCGATACCGACCATCAAAGTTGGCGAGTACACCATCCATATCAAGGTAAATAGTTTTAATCATCGATGCACGACCTTTTTCAATATTGTTTTGTATTTTACTTCATCTTGTGGGAGAAATGCGGCATACTTTTCGATTTTGTTTCGAAAAACAGGCCAACGGATATCATCTTCAATTTTTCTGTCCCAGTACGGTACGAATTTCAGTACATTGTTCAACAGGCAAAGAGTCTGAAATGATATTTCTTTTCTCAATGCCTTGGTCAACAATTCGGGATATTCACCATTTGTCATGAGAACAGTATTCGGATTCTCGACACCATCAAACACTTGCTGACATTCGTTTTCGAATCGATAGGTCAACGATTGCATGACCTTTTGATATTCCACGAAAACGATATCTGCTTCTTCTTGAAGCAGGTCACCCACCCACAACTTTTCTTTTTCAAGGAAGTTGGCGACAAGGAACTCGATTAAAAGTTCCTTGGTCGGATACTTGCGTGACAACTTATGGTAATGATACTTATCCTTTCGGTTTTCGAAAGTGGTCAGTGTGATATTCGATTTACCATTGTACTTGAAAAAGTCATAGGACTTGGATGTGAAGTGCAGTTTAATCGATTGAAATAAACAGAATGCTTCGTAACCAGTCATATCGGCAGTCTAGCTGCTTTCTCCTTCATCATGTTAATATCATAGGCATTGTTCTCAATTTTCGCCTTGAGGTTCGCATTGACAAGTGTCGCCGCGACTTCCATTTCAAGACCAGTCGCCTCGCAGTGAGCGACAATCGCCTCGATGTAGGTATAACCTTTCGTTGCGACTGCCGTCTCTATCTGACGAGCGAACTTTGCCATTTCGTCTTTGGTTGGCATTACTTCACCACAGACTGATACAATGCCTCAAACTGTTCGTTGGTAATCACTTCTTCATCGAAGTTCTGTTTGAAATGCACCTTGACCATCTTATTGACAATCTTTTTCGGCAAATTCAAATCTTTGCTGACCTGTGCCACTGCTTCACGGATATAATCCTTTTCTCCTTGTGCGCGGGTCATTGCATCGGAACAATTACGGAGAATCTTTGCCAACTTTTCACGGTCGGCAGGATTCGAAAGTTGAACGACATCTACTTGGGTAACTGACATGATATACTCCTCTTGTTAAAGACTCAATTATAACGAATGTGTTTCGAAAAGTCAATGGTAAAAAATATGATTACCAATTCGTGCGACCAGTCTCTTGGCACCTGCCCATTTCGGGTAGATGCTAGTGGCGTGGAAGAATAGTGCGTTGCCCACAACATTGTAATCACGCTTGCCGATTAGAATGTTCTTTGCGATTTGCTTGGATTCATTCCATGCCGGTGATGCCGGTGCTTTCGATTTGCCTTGGCATACCCAACTAAATTGACAGGTTCGACCGGACTTCTGATACACGACACCACAGACGGTTTTTGGAAACTGTTTGTGTTTTACGCGATTCATTGTCACTTCGGCAACCGCGATTTTTCCTGCGGTAGATTCTGCGCCAGCTTCAAAGTAAATGTTTTTTGCCAAACACTCAACTTGTTGCATGGTGTATGCCTGTTTTTCGAATGACTTGGTGAGTAATTTTACTTGCTTTTCCTTCACCATGATTTCTTCATTCTTTTCTTCCAGTTTTTCTTCTAGTACTTCGATTGTTTGTTTATGTTGTTCAATTTGGACTTGATAGTTAGCGTGCGATTGTGCCGGCACATAGATTGTCAAGAAAATTAATGCAATAATGCTACCAAATTTGATGAATACATTATGTCGTTTGTCGAAAAAATTTTCAACTGCTTTCATGTTTTCCTCCAATGAGCAGTGAGAGAAGTTTATAACATTCCCTTGGGGTACTTCTCTCGATTATCGGGCGTAATGTATAAGTGCCCGTGGACAGGATTGTCCGTAACTTACATCAGAATATACAGTAGTAGGATGTAAGTAGCTTGATGGGCAAACTGGTCTAAGCCTAGTAGCCACCAAAATTGCGGGTGGGTGTTTGCACCCCAACCCGTGTGTTTATTCAGGTTCATTTTTGCCCAATCAATGTGATAGTGCAGTAAGAAATCCAAAATGAAAACAAGAATAAAATTACCAAAGAACGGTGCAATAACAGCGGCCGTTCCTAATGCGTTGAAACCTGCGTGTGCCAATCCACCCCAATGCCCGTAAATGTGTTTCTTACTCCACATCCACTGAGGTTGCATAATCCAATCAATAATCAGGTGCTTGACCTGAAGCAGGAAAAATACCAATAACAAAGTTGTCATAACGAAATTTTACTCACTGTTAATTAGTCTCTCAGGATTTTCTGCGAGACGGGAACTGGTTGAACATTCTTTGATACTTAGAGAAGTTCAGAATCATTCTGGTTATCCAGACTTGTTTTTCACCATCATCAGCGGTGACGGTCAGTGTTGCATCGGTCCAAATGTTACCGGTCATTTTCGCATCGACAACCGGTTTGCCGATTTTCGAAATCATCTTGGCCATGAATTGACGATAACTTGCTTCTGCACCTTTCTCCGCTTCATCGATATAACGAGCGATTGCCACCGGATTAGGTTTGCGAATATCAGGGTCTCCCATACTGCGAGTACCGTATTTGTTTGCAGAAACAGTCAGCGCACTGATAATTCTGCGTTTGTCCATTGCGATATGATATGATTCGCGACCCATACTACTTTTTGGTCTTGGTGCGGCAACTTCCGCATCCCATCCGTGACTTTCCAATTCTTCCATTTTACTCTTGACGAATTCTTCGGCGCGTTTACGAGCAGCCTGTTTGTATTCATCGAGGTGAGACTCAAGTACCTTAATCAGACTTGAAGAATCACGGAAC